GTCTTCTAAATGTGAATAGCTTACTTTTGTTCCGTAATTAGCTGCTGCTGGAGTATCTCCTAAATAATAGAATAATGTAGCAAACTCTTTATTGCAAAGCATCATATAACCTCGCAACTGCCACTCGTAATCAGTATTAAGTTCTAAAGCTGAATCAAGTAAAGTTTTTCTATTCCAACTACACTTGGTGTCAATAATAGAGTTCTCAAGGATTACATCGGGCGTTCCAACTAACCATTCATTAGCGTAAATATCTTCGTTCTTATAGGCTTTAATACCACCGTATAATACTTTAGATGCAAACTCAATAGCTTCGTTTTCTAATAGAATACCTTTGGTTAAATACTTGGATGAAAGTTCTTCTTTATCTTCAGCATAGCATTCTTTAAGATAAGTTATGCAAGTTTGCGACAATTCGCCTGGCTTCTTTGACTTGCTCATTAGTTTCCCTAATGAACTTGGTCTTGCTTTAAAGTATTTCATTTGGCTTATTTGTTAAAAGTCTTAAAGTCTCTGCATCCATTGTATATCGTTCTTGAATAGCAGTTAAATTCTTTGCATCCTTTAAAAAGCCTGCTCTGCATTTGTCAAACAATTCAGTACCTACTTTTAAAGTTGGCTTAAGTTTTTCCTCAACCATTTTAACTGCATCGTGCATATTCGTAGCATCAGCATCTTTGGTATCATCAATAAGGAATAAACCATTAAGAGCATATTTCCGAGCATAACTGGAACTCGCACCAAAACTCTGTGCAATATCCATACCCTTGCGGTTTGGCTCAATACCAGCAGAAGCCGAAGCATTAAATTCTTTACCATCTTTATCAAAAAATTGAATGTAGGTTTCGCAGAAGATTATTCCTGCTTTCTCTTGGACACTATCCGATATTATCATAGTACATCCGTACTTTAACAATAAAGGTTTGACTGCTTCCAATATATCCTCTGTTGAGCGATACTTGTACTTCCCGAAGGAATTAAATTGATTTTTAGGTGCTTTTAGCTCCGATTGAATTTTTAATAATGACATAGTTTTAAGTTTTGGTTTTTAAAGATACAATTTATTTTATTAAATTTAAGTAATTATTTTTAATTATTTGCTTCGATAAATGAAGCTCGTAATCGTTTGTAATCCTTTGTATTTCAGCTTCTTTGACTCTATTTATAAGATACATTGCCTGGACTGATTTGCAGTAGTTACCATCTTCTAAAGTTTGCCTATAAAGCCTTTTTAATTTATCCAACTTACTTTCCTTCGGTGGATTTGCTATAAATTTGTGTACAGTTATAATGCTCATTATTCTTCGGTTATAGTGTACCAGGTATCCATTTCTTCCAGCATTTCTTCTAAAGAACTACCAAAATATATTTCAAAGAAATCCATTATCGTGGTCTACAAATATCATACAATGTATTAGCAAAAGTAGATTGACAAGCCAATACTGGTTGCTTTAAGATTGCTAAAATCAATTCCTCGTAATTCTCGTTAATAAATTCTTCTACATCTTGGGTAAAGTAAATAGGATTCTCTGCCTGCTCCATACTTGTAGGGTCTAATTCAATTTTAACTTGACCTCTTGATATGTCGTAGTTTTCTAATACCCAAAAGCGCAAATCAGCTTGTTTAAATCTATGGTGGTAAATAATAAAACCATCTGTATATTCGGTGTAATAGGTGTTTTGATAGTCTATTTCAACTATGTTAATATCTTGAATAATTGGGTTTTTTAACTTCTTCATTTTTTTCGAGTTATGGTTAAACAATTTTTGGTTAATTCTTTGCAAGAGTAAGTCTTGCCGTTATAAGTTTTGTAATACGATAGTAAGGCTCGGATTCGGTTGCCTTCTCGTTTGTCTACTTGCATAGTCTCCCCTATGCTAAGCGATTTAATTGCTGCTGCTTGTTGTTTTTGGTAAATCATCTAATAGTTGTAAGGCTCTTTTAAATACTTGGATTCTTGCGTGTACTTGTCTTGACTTGTAAGGGTCTTTCTGTACACCTGGTAGCTGATTAGTTAGCTTGTTGATTGCATCTTTTAAGCCTTGCTCAAATGATGGTTCTTGTTGGAAATTTAACATAGTTTTTATACAGTGTAGGATGCTGCACCCCTTTTGGTTTTAATTACTTTGATAAATTTTTAATAATTTGTTCTGCATTTTGTTTTGCAAATTCAATAGCTAAATCATTAGCATCAGCAGGTAAAACACCTTGCTTAATAAGTTTCATTTTAGTAATAAAAGCTATTTGCTCAAATACATTTTCTACTGTGATTGTTGTTGAAATATTCATAATTTTGGTATCGTTGGGTTTAAACGATAAGCGAATATCTTAATTAAGAATTACATACTAAAACATTTTTATACTAAAGTGCTAAAGCAAATCGTAACTCGCTGATAATCAAAGAAATTATTTTTAAAGTTTTTTTAGGATAAGGTAAACCACAACTCCAATACCTAATAAATAAAGTAAAGTGTTATTTCCTTTTGGTTTTTCTTCCTGGACCACAGTCTTATCTATCTTTATAGCCTTGTTTTCTACCTTAGCTATTTTAAGGCTCTGTAAGCGTTTACGCTCCTTAATGTGTCTCTTTATATGGATTGCCTTGAGTTTGTGCTTGTAATCGCCTCTAATAGCTTCTAAAGGTGTAACCTGATGGTTTACTAATGTATCAAAAATATAAGCTATTTCTTCGGTTGTTTCAATATCACTTGAATCGGTAGCTAATTCGACCTTTTGGACAATAGTTATAACAGAATCCACTTTTGTAGTTTCTACCAGCTTTTTAGACTTGCAAGAAGAAGATAGTAAAATTACTACCAATAGGATTATTACGCTTTTGGACTCCATAATTTAATAAGTTTCTTTTGTCTTTCTAAACGGCAGTCTGCCTTGCACTTTGAGCAATATACTTTAGTGCCTGAAGATATGTATTCAGCTTTACAGCACTCGGAAATTGTTAAAGGATTAACCTCTACTATTTCTATTACTTCGTTTAAGTCTTCGCTTATTTCTTTTGATTTCTTTGCCATAATTTAAAGATATATTATTATCCTTTCGCAAATTTAACCAAAATAAAGTAATTATCCTACTTACTGGTTTCATAGTCAATGTCTCTTTGTAGGCATTCGATAGCTTTCTTTAAGTCCTGAACCAAAGCATCCTTCTTACCTGCTCTTAAAATATACTTAATAGCGTTGCCTTTCATAAAGGATAAATTGTATGCGTTTGCAATATCAATCACATCCACAGGAACACCTTTAATTTCTACTTTGTAGTATTTAGGTTTTGTGATAATATCAGCAATTTGATTCCCAGTTAATTCGATTGGTTTAAACTGGTGTTTTACGCTGCAATTAGTGCAAACTTCAGAACATTCGCAATTCTCAAGGTGGTTAATTTCTTCGATAGTTTTCATTTTGTTTTTCTTTTATTTTTTCTTTATTGGTTTCGTTTATTAATTCTCTTCTAATAATTTCTATTTCTTTGTATAATTCTTTCAGTCTTTCTACTAATATCTCACTCTTCGTCTTGTTCATAATCTAAAAAATCTAACCTGGTGTCTATCATTTTAATTAACCTTGCCTGTGTTAAGGTCTTATAACTTGGGAATAAAAGTAGTGATTTCTCTTCTAATTCAAAAAGAAAATAGACAAAGAATTTTAGTTCTTCTAAAATCTCGCCATCAGTCATATCGAATACTTCTTCTTCTTTATTCTCCATATAAAACACCGTTATAAACACATTTATAATCAATAATAGCGTGAGGTTGTGCAAAGAATAAAACCTTATCGCCATCTATCTTAAATGTTACTTCTAGAAACCCTTGACACCAATCAGCTATTTTACCTGTTGGTAGATATTCGACTGCTTCCATTAACCTTGTACAACCTACTTCAAACCAAGCGTTAATATTATGCCTATTACGAATGTATCGCATTCCTAATCTGTGTGAGTGTCCTGTACATCCACTTCCCCAATATTCGATAATATTTTTCTCACTTGCGTTCTTTGTTAAAGATAAACCGTGAGTAATATCGAATATATCAAAGTAATTAAATACATCCGTAGGGTCGTAAACCATATCGTTCTCCGCCAAGTGCAGCATCTCTTCAAACTTGGTACTTTCAAAATGTTTATAAAGAATGGCTAATCTTGCAAGTTGCCCTTTAGATAATAAAAAAGGCTTTGTAACTCGCTCATCGTGGTTACCGGTACGAATGGTAATCTTTGCATCCGTTGAAAGTCTTAAAGGCTTAAGAATTTGTTCTTCGGTATATTTAAACTCTTCTACTTCGTTGTAGCCGTTTAAAATACCATCCATAAAAAGTTTATTTGTATGCTTGGAAACAAAAGGTAAATCTACTATGTCGCCGTTAATACAGACTTCATCAAACTTATTATGTTGTAGGACATTATTAATAACTCGTAAACATTTAAGGTCAGCCAACCAACCGTGAGGGTCAGAAAATACAAATAGTTTATAAGTTCTTTTGTCGGTTAATTTCTTTAACTGGTATTGGTTATACTCAGTTTCGGTAAGTCTTGGTCTGTACATATTAGTTTTTTTTCTCGAAATTACTAATTATTTTAGCATTATTTATCTTTTATTCAAAGGCTTACGATTTATGGTAGTCATATAACCACCCAAAGCAATTAAAGCTGATAAGAATAGCTTAATACAAGTATTTATAGACCATACAAAGTTATCCCAGTCAATAGTCACCCAAGCATTTGCAATAGCTACAATCGCTCCAAATATAGTTGAAAGTGTGTTACGCAATTTTAGCATATTCGTTGTATTCAGCTAATCTTCTATTTAATAAACCTTTGTTTACTACACCTCCTGCTTTAGTCCACATCAAGAAACCAACTTTAATTTTTTCAAT